AAGGAATTTTTAAAAATCTTGGTAGAATACTGGGAATTTAATCTCGATAGATTTTTTAAAAAGAAAAGAGATAGAGAAATTGCTGCCGCTATTGTTAAATTAATAGAACGTATTGACAATATTGATAACTTTAATAAAAAAGCTCTGTATCTAATGGTACGAGAGATGACCAATTATAAAACCGCTCACATTACTAAAGTGATTAATAAGATGCGTCCTCAAATTTTGAAAATGTTGAGTGAGTTTAGAAGGTATGGACATTTATCTGACCCAACTACCTATTTCTCGTATAAAAAATAAATCCTATCTATTTATATTATAGGATTTTAGGGAGTTTTCTATGGATATCAATTCGGAACTGTATGATGGAAAAAGTCTAGCAGATATTTTTACCGAAATACACAAAAATACCGACAGTAAACGGGCACAAATCAACTCGTTTATCATGAAAATGGTCCAACTCATCCGTACTCCAGAAGATGCGGCTGTGATTGGACCAATTGTGCAGGGATTCTTGGAAGTGAATGTTAAAAACGACGAACACTTGGTTCGGGTCGCACAGATTGCTCAACGTATTGTATCGGTTGGTGTTAAATCTAATGCATCTCTGGACGGACTACTCTCTGAATCAGAAAAAGAAGCACTACTAAAGGATATCAAGGTTGAAATTCAAGACCTCCAAGAAGATATAAAAGACTTGGACGATGTTTTTGCGGAGAAATAAACGTGGGATTATACGGGCCAAAGTCATATAATGTAGATATTAATCAACTTGGAACTTCACAGCTTCCAAGATTTTCTATATCGAATGATGCGCCATATAAAGATGGATTGGTAGAAGATGTTATATTAAATGAATCACATCCAGAGTATTCTCCAGATTTTGGTACAAATATTGGAATGGTTAGAGTTAGAATGATACCTGACGATAGAGGTAGCGCAAAAGAATTTTTAAACTGGGCAATGCCTCTAGACACAAGTATCAGAGAATATCCACTCAAGAACGAAATGGTACTGGTGTTTTATTCTATTGGTAGACTGTTCTATACCAGACGGATAAATATTAATAATAAAATCACAGAAAATTCTTGGCCAGGATTGAGTAGTCAATTTTCTGCGTCTCCGAATAGTGAAAATAGAACTGCAGAAATAGTTGCTGCATCACAAGGTGGACCCGCATATCGTCCATGGGGAGAAAGACAGTCTGATTCTTTGGGAGATGAGTTTACGGAAAATCCTACCGTAAAAATGGTAAGACCGAATGAAGGTGATATGATAATACAGGGAAGATACGGTAATATCATACGTATGGGGTCTAGTTTGTTCAGTAACCCCCTAACAACAACCCCAGAACCAAATCTACTACTTACCGTAGGTCAGAGTTCCAATAAGGTTGGGTCAACAAAAAATAATTCTCCATATACATTAGTGTATGAGGACATAAACTCAGATAAAAGTTGTATTTGGATGGTAACAGACGAAAAAATAACGTTAAATCCGGCAACAAAAGACACAAATGCCCATCTTAGGTCAGCAGAAGTGGCAGACTCTACAAAGTATACCGGCGCACAAATTTTCATAAACTCAGACAGAATTGTACTTAATAGTAAATTGAATGAGATATCACTATTTTCGAATACAGAAATAAATTTAAGTGCGGTACAGTCTATTACGGTGGATTCTAATAAAACAATACAAATGACAGCAGTTACGGACGTAAAAATACAAGCAGAAAATGATATTTTTCTGAAAGGTAAAACACTGTCTTTCGTAACAACAGGTGTGGCACCGATGGGAGATATATCGTTCGCAACGTCAGAAAACTACATAATATCTGCAAAAAAGATATTTATAGGTTCGGGGGGAGACGAAACACAACCTATGGTTCTGGGTGGTAACCTGCAGCAACTGTTATATGACCTAATACGTGCGTTATCAACCGCTACAGTTATAACAAGTACTGGTCCGGCATTCTTTAACCCTCAGGTGTCAACCAGTCTTACAAATTTATTGAGTAAAGTTGGTATACCAGGTAGACCAACAACCGCAGATTTTAACAGTGAAAGTAACTTTACGTCAAAAACTAACAGCTAATTATGGGAATTCCTAGTAATCTTATACCAGTTAACGCAAGTCAAATTTCTGGTTCTGCTCAATCTATAGCAGGAGAAATACCCATAGATTCAGTAGAAATTCCGCAAGCGTCTGTGTTGTCAAGTGTAATTCCTGATAGTTTATTTGAAGAAGGTAGTATAGACCAAATTAGAGCAAGAACACTTGGTAAAGCAGAACAGTATTTAGCACCATTAAACGCATTACCAATAAAAAAACCTTCGTTTGGTTCAATCAAAAATTATATAGAAACAAAAATAGATAGAATAAAGACACAAAGAAGAAACGCATCGGTAAGAGCATTGAAGCAAGAACTACAACAACAAAAAAATCCTTTTCAGTATAGACAGTCATTAAGAAACGGAGAGTAATACAATGGACAAAGCATTATTTAGAGCTTATGTAAAAGAACTTGTAAAAGAAACAATAGAGGAAGAAGTAAGAAAGGTACTTCCAAAATTGTTAGGTGAAGCAGTTGAAGAAATAAAATCGATAAAGGAATCTAAAACTTCGAATTCTGAACCAAAAAAGAGTTTTTCACGAACTCAATTAGCAGAAATGATGGGATTGGAACGTTTAGGTGATACCATCGTTGCCAAAACTGGAAATGTCGGGCCGGTAATGACACCCCCACCTGGTATTTCTCCTGATAATCCTGCTGTACAAGCAATTAATAAAGATTATTCTGGTATTATGAAAGCATTGAAGTTAGTATAATTGGAGAAATAAATGGCACAGAAGTTTATTGGAGTTACCCTTCCCGTTAGACTAGGGCAAACAGGAATGTTTGAACAGTCGGTTGATGTTATTCAACAGGTTAGGTCAAACTTTAAAAATCTTATCCTCACAAAAAAAGGTGAACGTGTAATGGAACCTGAGTTGGGATGTGATTTATGGAGAGTTTTATTTGATCCAATGAACGACGACACACTAGAAGCCGCAAGGTTATCGGTGGTTAATGCAGTTGACCGATGGTTACCATTTATTGAATTAGTTAGTTTTAAAATTACTAAAACTGATGATGAAAACATACTTAATATAACTTGTTTGTATAGATTTAAAAGTAATCCAAACGTTGTAGACCAAGTAACTATATCAACTGAACAACTAGGATTACCCTCCGTCACACTCGAAGCAGAACCAACAACACAATCAGAAATTGACGCAGTAAATAATAAAATTAGAGAAGCACGCCGTATAAGAAGAATTTAAATCGGAGTTTTAAATGGCAACAAATCAGTCGGTAATTATACAACCTAGACCTAATGTCACGCAGATAAATTATATATCTAAGACATTCAGTGATTTTAGACAAAATCTTATAGAGTTTGCTAAGGCGTATTATCCCAACACCTACTCAGATTTTAATGAAACATCACCAGGTATGATGTTTATTGAAATGGCATCATACGTCGGTGACGTACTTTCATTTTATATTGACAACACATTCAAAGAAAATTTACTTGCCTATGCAGAGCAACAAGAAAACGTAGTAACTATTGCACAATTTTTAGGGTATAAACCAAAATTAACTGCACCGGCAACAACCACCGCAACACTGTACCAACTTGCCCCTGCAACAATAACTGATGGCGTATATGTTCCTGACCCAAAATATTTAATTAAACTTGGTCGAGGAAGTACGTTTAAATCAACGGGACAAAACAGTGTTCAATTTAGATTAGACGAAGACGTTGATTTTTCTAACTTAACAACCGCCGATTATATCGTAAATACATTCAGTGGTGGAAATCCTGCAACGTTTATAATAAGTAAACCAGCAAAACTTGTTGCAGCAGTAGCAAAAACAGTTACATTTTCGTTTGGTACTGCACAAAAATTTACATCCGTTTTAATGCCAAGTGAAAATATTATAGGAATTGAAAACGCAGTTGATTCAAATGGAAACACATGGTATGAAGTTGACTACCTTGCGCAAGATGTCATCATGGATGATGTTGACGTAACTTCAAATGGAGAGGCAGGTGTGTTACCTTCGTCAAAACTACGACTTCGTAAAGTACCTCGTAGATTTGTAACTAGAATTAATAGAGACTTACGTATGGAGTTAGTATTTGGTTCTGGTACCGATAATGCTGCCGAAGTTAATACCACGTTAGATTCTCGTCAAGTTGCAAACTCACAATATGGTAACACAATAGAAAACGAACTAGGAAATGTAGCAATTAATAATGTTAACTTCCTTAATAGTAATGAATATGGTATTGCCCCATCAAATATGTCATTAACCGTGACATACTGGGTTGGTGGTGGTGTCACAAGTAACACACCATCTAACACTATCACGACTGTATCACAACTAAATATTTTAAATGATGTAACCGATTATACTTCGGCAGAAAATGCAGCATTTAGTGCAGCAGCAGGAAGTATTACAATAAATAATGATTTTCCCGCAACTGGTGGTGGAGACGGAGAATCAACGGAAGAAATTCGTCAAAATGCACTAGCATTTTTCAATGCCCAAAACCGTACTGTCACTGTTGAAGATTATGCAGTGCGTTCATACTCTATGCCGTCCAGATTTGGTCGTGTTGCGAAATCTTATGCAGTACGAGATGAACAAATCAATAGAATTTTGGCATCTACAAACGAACGAGTATATGTTGATAACCCAGTCAGACCCAATGTTATCAATTTATATACTTTAGGATATGATGTAAACGGTAATCTAACTACACTAAATACGATAGTAAAAGAAAATTTAGCTAGATATTTGGAACAATTTAGAATGTTAACAGACGATGTTAATATTTTAGACGCATTTATTATAAACATCGGGGTACAATTTGATATATCAGTACTCAGAAATTATAATGTAAACGATGTGTTGGCACGTAGTATAGGAACGGTACAAGATTTCTTTGATATTAATAAATGGAACATAGGACAACCGATAATACTTTCTGATTTATCTTATCAAATTGGATTAGTGGATGGAGTCCAAACAGTTAAAGATGTAAGAGTGTTTAATAAGTATCAATTTAAGGACGGTACAGGATATCAAAATTACAGATATGATATAGATGAGTCTACGATTAATGGGGTTATATACCCAAGTCTCGACCCGAGTATTTTTGAGTTGAAATACCCAACAACTGATATCATAGGAAATGCAACCCAATGAGAAAATTCATATTACCAAGTGCAGATACTACTATCTACCAAGCATTTAAAAATAATAATGCCGGATTAGATGAAATTCTTGAAATAGGTAAGGTCATCAACTTAAACGTGGACTTTACAAGTTCAACTGCATACCAATCGGGTTCGGCACGTACCTTACTAAACTTTGATTTACCAACGACTGCTAGCGTACCCGCAACGGCAAGTTATTTTCTAAACTTAAAATTAGCAAATGCAACTAATGTTAATAGAAATCAAAAAATTATTGTTTATAAAGTATCGCAATCATGGGATGAGGGTAGTGGATTCTTTTATCAAAATGTTAAGAATGTAAATGATGGTGCATCATGGACAAAGTGTACATCTGCGGTTTCGTGGAGTAATGCAGGGGGCGACTTTTTAACTACATCTACCAGTCAAAGTATTTCTTTGACTTCATATCCATTAGAAGACATACGAGTTGATATAACAAGTATAATACAGCCAATCGTAAGTCAATCATTACAATCTACTTTTTATGGGTTGGCTCTTCAATTTCCTGTCGCAGATGAATTAGATAACAATAACCAAGGTA